TATATATATATATATCACTTCAAATCTAACAGCTTGATTCTAAAAATCTAAGTTAATCTTAAATTTGAAAAGTGAAAGATTAACTTAGATTTTTATCTATAATATACATATAGTCGACAATGGGCATTAAAGGTTTGACTCAATTAATTGGAGATAATGCTCCAGAAGCCATCGTAGATCGTCCTATTTCAAGCTATTTTAATAGAAAAATAGCTATAGATGCTAGTATGGCTCTCTATGCATTTCTTATAGCTGTGAGAGCAGACAATCATCTTTTTCTAACCAATAAAAATGGAGAAACTACAAGTCATTTGGTTGGGTTATGGGGAAGAACTCTTAAATTTCTCAAATATGACATTATTCCTATATATGTTTTTGATGGTGAACCTCCTGAGTTGAAAAGAGATGAACTAAAAATCAGAGAGTCCAACAAACAAAAAGCAGAAAAAGCATTTCAAGAAGCAAAAGAAATTGGAGACTCTGAAGCTATTAATAAATATTCAAAGCGTAACGTGAGAGTTACTCGTAAACAAATTAATGAAGCTAAAAGATTGTTGGAACTGATGGGTATTCCCTTTATCGAAGCTCCATGTGAAGCAGAAGCTCAATGTGCAGAATTGGTAAAAACAGGTAAAGTGTGGGCAGTTGGTTCAGAGGACATGGATACGTTAACTTGTGGGGCACCCATTCTACTTCGTAATTTGAATTATAGTGAGGCAATGTCTAAAGTTAAACCTATTCGAGAAATACATCTAGAAAAGGTTCTTGAAGGAATGAAAATAGACATGAATCAATTTATTGATTTGTGCATCTTGAGTGGTTGTGATTATTGCGAGAAAATACGTGGTATAGGACCAAAAAGGGCATTTTCGTTGATCAAGAAACATGGTAACATCGAGAAAATTTTAGAAAGTTTAGATACTAAAAAACATCCTGTCCCTGACTATTTTCCTTATAGGGAGATACGAGATTATTTTATCAATCCTCCAGTAATTCCAAGTAAAGACATCAATCCTTCCAAACTCAAAATTCAGGAACCGGATGTAGAAGGTCTAATTCAATTTCTGGTTGTTGAGCAATGTTTTAATGAAGGACGAGTAGAAAAGGGAATAGATTTACTCATCAAAAATAAGAAGAAATCCAATCAAACCCGCATTACTTCATTCTTCAAAATCAAATAAAAACATATTTATTAACGTTAATAATGCATGATTCTCTGTCTGCAAATATATAATAAAGGAGAATATATATATATATATATATATAAATGAAAGAAATTATTTGATGAGGCGAAGATAAATGTTTCTTGAAGATGTAGAAATGCTTACGGATGAATCATGTGAAAAAGTCCTTGTTAAATGTGACTTTGGATTATCAGAGAAATGTGAAGGAGAATATAAGAAAGAATATAGAGATGTTCTAAAATCTATGAAACAAAACGGTGGGATGGTTATATGCTTTTATTGTTCAAGGAGATTAGAATATTCGGGAATGTTAAATTCACGCTATAAATACTCAAAAGTTCTCGATAATTTCTTCAAAGTTATAGATACTGATGAAAAAGCATATATTTTGGGATTCATTACAGCTAATAGTTGTTTATCTAAAAGCGTGACCACTATATCAATAAACAAGCGAGATTTAGATATACTCAAAAAGATAAGAGATATTGTATCTCCATCATCCAATATTACTTACAAAAAGAACTGTGAACATATAATTGAAGTTAAATTATATTCTCAGCAATTTTGCAATGATATATGTCGTCATTTGAAAATAAATCCTGAAAAAAAGATTAATTTAATCAAATTTCCGAATTTATTGTCAGAATTATTGACATGGGGATTTATTCGTGGCTATTTTGATGGAAATGGATCAATAAGGGATCCTATAAAATATTCTAAACCTGAATGTGATATATCAAGTAATTCTCATTCATTTTTGAAACAACTTGGAGAATTTGGAGGTATTAAGTATTATTTCAGTGAAAGGTCTTCCCGTTTGTATTATTATGGAATAAATGCTCAGGATTTTATGCATAAAATGTACAATAGAGCATGTATATATATGAAAAGAAAATATAACAAATATTTAGAGTGGGCTACATATCGCCCTTCCTTAATCAAATATAAAAATAATAAGGGTAAAATACCTAAATGTAGATGGTATAAAACTGACAAACATGCAATTCCACCATATAAATCACGCGCTAGTGATATAGGGTTTGATTTGTCTATAATTAAAGAATATAAGAGATTATCTGATGTGACTTGTTTATATGATACAGGTATTAAAATATGCCCTGACTTTGGTTACTATGTTCAAATTTGTCCAAAAAGTTCTATTATCAGTTCTGGTTACATGCTATCAAACAGTATTGGCATTATTGATCCCTCGTACAAAGAAAATGTATTTGTTGCATTAACAAAAATAGACCCTAAAGCTCCTCCAATAGAGTTTCCTTTTAAATGTATTCAATTAATAATAATTCCAGCAATTCAAGCTGAAATGGTGGAGCGTCCCATTAAAGAAATTGATAAAGGTAATCGGGGCGAGGAGGATTTAAAAGAGTTGGACGTTATAACTTATTATTGATTCTTATTTGGGAACGTAAAACGTTAAAATGAAGAGCAAGGTGATGCATATTTTGGTGAAGGCGATACCTGAATTTGAAGATGAAGTGAAAGAATTATACACTGACCATGGATCTTTTCATGAAGGGGATGCCGGTTTAGATCTTTTCTGCTTGAAAGACTTTACAGTCCCTGCTAGAGCATACAGTGTACGAATACCACTAGGAATATGCATGGAAGCCTTTTCTATTGATACATTTCATACAAATATAGCAAGTGAAACGGAGAAAATACCCACAGGATTTTACTTGTATCCTCGTAGTAGTACTGGCAGTAAAACACCTATTCGACTTAGCAATAGTGTGGGAATTATTGATGCTGGATATCGTGGGCCGTTGATGGCCATTGTAGATAATGTTAGTAACGAACCTTTTACTTTGAAAAAGGGTGAGAGGTATTTTCAAGTTTGTGCACCTGATTTGGGTCCTATTCAATTTGAATTATCAGATTTTCTCAGTAAAACAGATCGTGGAACAGGTGGGTTTGGAAGCACAGGTAGATGATTAAAGAAATGATGTAAAATTGATTTTTTTTACATCATAAAAGTTTTATAAACTATGTCTAATCGTAAATCTCCAACTAAAAGTGACCTGTTTTGTGTACTGTATGAAATATTGACAAAAAAAGACAGAAAATTGATATCTAAAGTAATTGAACTTACTCCTCGCGATAACGAAGAGGCAGTTAAATCTACATTTAACTTGATGGGAACACTAGAAAGACAAGGTTGGCTTTGGAAAAAGAAACGTGATTGGACAGAGAGTAATTTGAATCTTTTGATTGAAAGAATTAAAGATATTCCTCAACTATCTGAAGCAACAAAATACTTTTTAAACTATAGAGATGGTCTTCCTCTACGCCAACCAAGAGCTATTAGTGTTAGTAAACCAAAAACTTCCCGTAAACTTCAAGAACTATTGGATAGTTTGAAGAGAATAGATAATATGATCAATGACTATTCAGAGCTAAATGTTTATTTTGAACACAAAATAATAGAACCTTTCAAGAGTAAATTGGAAGAATTTGAAAACACATGCAAGGAAAAGACAAAACACTTGGAAAATTAACCAATTTATATATAAATTAACCAATTTATATACAACTCGAAAACTAATTTCTTTCCTTTTTTTATGTTTGGAATGAAAATGAAATCTTCAGAAGCGATGGCAAAGGTTCGTTTGGTAAGAGAAGGATTGGCAGAGTTTGTAGATTCAGACGAAATATTAAGGAAGATTTTAGACAAACGATCTCTAAGGATTTATTGGGGCACTGCACCAACTGGATCGATCCATATTGGTTATTTAATTCCCCTATTAAAAATAGCACAGTTGTTAAAAGCAGATTGTGAAATTAAAATACTTATTGCTGATCTTCATGCTTTTTTGGATACACAAAAGACACCACTAAAAAATTTGGAAGCTCGTGCAAGATATTATCAGATCGTCATCGAAACCATTCTACATGATATACTTGATGTTGATTTAAAAAATGTTACCTTTATCCAAGGAAGGCAATTTCAGCTTCAACCTAGTTATACTATGGATATGTACAAGATGGCTTCTGTAACCACCTTACATCAATCACAAAAAGCAGGATCTGAAGTTATGAAATCCAATGACAATCCAAATTTGAGTGGACTCTTATATCCTATTCTCCAAGCTTTGGATGAAGAATACTTGGAAGTAGATGCACAATTGGGAGGAATAGATCAACGAAAAATATTTATGTTTGCACGTGAAATGTTACCTAAAATAGGATACAAAAAACGCATTCATCTTATGACACCAATGATGAGCTGCATTCGAAATTTATCTAATAAAGATAAAGATAACAACAATTGTTTGCTGTTTAAAATGAGTTCCAGTTATAAAGATTCAAGTAAAATCGGGATATTAGATTCAAAGTCCCAAATCAAAAGAAAAATCAGACGTGCTTACTGTCTTTCGGGGGATGTTGATGATAATTGTTTACTCGAATTAATGGAGTTGTGTCTATTTCCTATATTAGACTATTTAGGGAAAAATTTTCATGTGCCCAGGGCTGAAAAATATGGGGGACCGATAATATATCATACTTTTTATGATGTCAAGGTAAGTTTCTTTAATCACAATCTACACCCTATGGATCTGAAAAATGGTATTTCAGCTTTATTATTTGATCTTTTAGATCCCTTACGAAAAAAATTTGCAACTAAAGAAATGCAACAACTACTCAAAGACTCTTATACTTGAAAGTAATGATTTATAAATATATTTACAATTTATAAAATCTAAAAATGCCACATTTTAGACAACTTCTCTATGAAGTCATAGAAAGCATTCATAAATATGAACACTCTCAAAAAAGATATACATTATATTGGTACGAAGAATCTACTCTCAGATTTATATTTTCGGACTCTATTTCAGAGCTTTGTGATTATAAAGAAACATACAATATTCCCAATGGAACGATAATTCAAATCTAATTTACTTAATTTTTGCATATATATATGCAAAAATTAA